ATTTTGCAACTGAAATTGGAAAAGGCGATGTACGCCGTGGGGCTGGCGCTATTGCAATCCTAAGTTCGCAGGTTGGTTGGAATGACAACCAGCGTATGGCACGCCAATTAAGGGATACTGGAACCGCTAGTGGTGGTTTTGTAACTGGGCGGCAGGTATCACAGGCTCGTTCAGTCCTTGAGGGTTCCGCACAGCCAGAACAATATTTACCAATGGACAGGAAAACAGGGAACTTCTTTAAAAACATTGTTAACCCAGATGACCCTGAAGCCGTGACAGTTGATCGTCATGCTCACGATATTACTGTTGGTCGTGTACTTGGAAGTGCTGACCGTGGGCTACAGACTCCTACTAGATACAACACATTTTCTGAAGCGCATCGTAATGCCGCTGGTAACTTGGGGATGCTCCCAAGCCAAGCACAGGCTGTAGGCTGGGTAAACTGGCGCCGACAGAGGGGAATAGTTGATTAAGTATGACCGATGCATGGGCACTTATTATCGCCACCCTCATTACCACTGTTGCTGGAGTTGTTGGCGCAGGAATTAGACAACTAAAAGAACTCCGTAGAGAGAACCGCAATGACCACGGAATGGTCATGCTTCATTTAAAGAGTGTAAGACGCAGTGTTGACAGCGTCGGAGACAAAGTAGAAGCAGTATCCGAACGTCTTGAGAACCACATTGATTGGCACCTAGACGCTAAGAAGTGATACATGACACACCCATGAACTGGGTGCTAGGATATTCCTGACCGTAATTCTGAATTGGAAAAGGTTAGGTATTTGTGAAACAACAAGAGCAGAAAATAACACTGCTGGACGCCCTGCTTTCTCCCCGAACTAATCTTTCGGCAGACGCATGTAAGTTCACCAGAATAGTAGACAAAATGTCTGCTGATGAACAAGAAGCAATAAACCGTGCAATTGAACTCATTCGTGAGGACAACGGTTTAGGTAAAAGCAAATCATACAGCGCATCATGGCTTACTAAAGTTATGCGTCAACATGGTTACAACGTGAGTATAAGTACGATCCAGCGACACGTCAACAAAGAGTGTTGCTGTTACCAAGGAGATGCACAATGAGTGAACTAGCAAAAGCGTTAACAACCGCACCACAAGACAAAAGTAAGTTGCTTGGCAAATTAGTTGAAATGCTTGAAAGCAAGAACATTGACATTAATGAAATTGGTGACATCAAGCGTGTCAAGTTGTACCAAGCAATGTCAAAGGACTCAGAAGGTGAGGCGCATATCCATGACCTCGCCGCTATTCAGTTTTCTCCTAAGTGGGAAACTGGTCCTGAGTGGCCTGTTGTTACACAAGGTCCTGCAATCAAAATGCCAACGCCTAAAGCAAAAGTAAAGAAAGCATCAACATTTAAAACATGTGTTGTTGTTCCTGACATTCAAATCGGTTATTACCGTGGACGTGATGGAACACTAGAACCAACTCATGATGAGAAGGCACTTAGTGTTGCACTCAAGATCATTGAAGAAGTGAATCCTGATGCTGTTATTTGTGTTGGTGACAACTTGGACTTCCCTGAGATGGGTAAGTACTTGACATACCCTGCGTATGCACAAACTACGCAAGCATCAATTGATCGTGCAACAGTGTTCTGTGCACAGGTGCGTTCTGCGGCTCCTGATGCAGAAATCGTATGGCTTGCTGGTAACCACGAAGAGCGTATGCCTAAGTACCTCTTGGTAAATGCATCAGCCGCTTATGGTTTGCGCAAGGGAAACACCCCAGAATCATGGCCTGTTTTGAGTGTTCCATACCTTTGTCGTATGGACGATTTCAATGTTGTTTACAAGCCAGGATACCCAGCATCTGATTACTGGGTCAATGAGAAACTCCGAATCATCCACGGCGATCGTGTGAAGTCGTCAGGTTCAACTGCGCACATCTATCTCAACCAAGAGAAGACGAGTGTTATCTATGGGCATATTCACCGCATTGAAACGGCGTTTAAAACACGTGAAGACTTTGATGGTCCACGCACCATCATGGCTGCTTCTCCTGGTTGTCTTGCTCGCATTGACGGCGCTATTCCCTCCACTAGAGGCGGTGTAGATCTTGACGGACGCCCGTTGACTCGTCACGAAAACTGGCAACAAGGTTTAGGAATAGTTCGTTACGAAGATGACAACCAACATCGTTTCTCTTACGACGTCATTCCTATCTACAACGGATGGGGAATGTACCAAGGTAAAGAATACCAAGCAGACTAATGACAACAATCGTTGGCATTCAAGGTGACGGCTTTGCTGTGGTATGTGTTGACTCACGTATCTCAACTATGTTTGCTGACGGTCTTGCTCAAACTGGAACGCTTCGTGAAGGTTCAAGCAAGGTGTCTACTAATGGTAAGTACTTGCTAGGAGCGGCTGGAGATGTGCGTGCAATCAATATCTTGCACCATGTCTTTCAGCCCCCAGCAGTCCCTCCAAATCTAAAAGGAAAAAGACTTGATCAGTTCTTTACTGCCAAGTTCATTCCTTCATTGCGTGAGTGCTTTGATGCACAGGGTTACTCAATCCCAGACCTCAATGAAAACAAACAGCACATTGCAGAACAAGGATCCAGCATCATTGTGGTAGTCAATGGCGTTATCTACATGGTTGACGGTGATTACGCATGGTGCTCAGAATCCAGTGGTATCTACGCCATAGGGTCTGGGGCGCATTACGCCCTAGGTGCCCTACAGGTCATGATGAACAAAAAGAAGTGGACAGCCCAGCAGGCTAAAACGAGTGCCCTTAAGGCTCTTAATATTGCGGCTCGGTTTGACCCGTATACAGGTCCCCCATACCAAACGTATGTTCAAGGACAAGAAAGCACCAGAACCCGTAAAACGGTATAATCAATCTAAACCTATTCAAGGAGTTTTATGAACACAGAACAATTAAAAGGCATGCTCGCATCGTACGGACGTTCAGTACTCGGTGCTGGTCTTGCTCTCTACATGTCAGGTGTAACTGACCCGCAGACGCTTGCTTACTCACTATTGGCGGCTCTTGCTCCAGTAGCCTTGCGAGCAATCAACCCTAAGGATGGCGCTTTTGGTCGTGTGCCAGCAGTTGCAGAAGTAGAAGCCGCTTTGACGAATGTTCCTGTTAAGAAGGCTCCTGCAAAGAAAGCACCTGCGAAGAAAGCCGCCGATAAAAAGTAATGGCAAAAATGCGTAAAAAGCAGGTTGGGGAACTTACCTCATCTGTGAACGCAGAGATCGCCCAAGAAGGTTCTTCTGGTTGGTCTGTCCGTGCTTATGGTCCAAACGCTGGCTCTAAGGCTAAAGACTCCTACATGGTGGCTTTGCCTAAAGAGCGGGTAGAAGAAACCATTAAAGCCCCTGTTCAGTCCCGTGCGATTAGTCGGTACCAAAGGAAGTTTAAAGGGCTTCTTAGTGGCTCTGACGTCTACCACGGTGGTTGGGTGCCTTCTGAAGGAGAAGGTACCCAGGACGTCTCAGAGGCACTCCCCCGCACAGATGAAGGGTTTATGACTGCCTACACAAAAGGTGCTCGTAATCGTCAGCAAGCAATTGGTGAGGTCAATGAAACAGGTGGTTACGCTGGAAGTATTGATATTCCAGAAAGCCTGCACTCAGGTCAAGACTGGTCAACTGGAACTGCAAAGGACCCAATGAAACCAGCGGTTTCTCAAGCAGGTAAGACTGTGAAGATCACGCCTAGCCGAGAAGAGATGGCTGGAGTTTACGCTTCTGAAGAACTTCTAAACCGTAAGAAGAAGTAAGTCATCCACGTATTGTGCTTGTCACAAAAGTGAAACCTTCCTTTTCCTATACCCCAACGGCGTTCTCCACCGCACAAGTCACATACTTCTGGTTGAACTGAATCTAGTTTTAGTTTCCAAGTGTCTACTTTCATGGCACCCACGATACCTCCTCCCACACCGACTCACAACACGCTATTGTTATCTCAGGCTACAATTTATACACCTACAAATTTGAATAGGGGCACATGTCCTAATGGCAGTTGATTTTTGGTCGCCATCATATAGAGCATCTTCAAGCGACCTAACAGTTGCTATATCCCCGCTTGGGTTAGTTGAACTCGCAGACGAAGAGTTTGAAGTCCATGGACCTCGCCTAAACAGGTACGGCGCCGCTTGGGCTTGGTACCTAGGTCACCACTGGTCATACCGCCGTGAGATGGGTGAGTCACAGTTCTACATGAACTATGTCCGCACCATGTC